CCTGAGCGGATAATCTGGTGAACTCTAGTAGATTTTTCGGTAAAGCCCCGTAGTACACCGTACTCGGTAGCAGTCATCATTTCGTAAAGCATTGTCTTACATTGGCTTCTAGTTGTTCAACAATAAAAGGATCAAGGATGGCACAAATAACCCGATAGTGGTCTGTAAACCGCTCGTTTAGGTCATCGTACAATTCTAGGGTGAGAGACTTACCATTGCCAAAGAATAGGTCTAGGACAATGCCTTCGTTAGAGAAGGATTCGAGTTCCAGGCTAAAGCCCGACTGCTCAAGAATAAAGTGGTGATCTTTTAACATTGTGTTTGTGTTTAAATGATTAACTGAAGGCAAAGTTACAACCTGCTGTATTAAATGCAAGTGAATTGTCAAATTTATTTTTGTTTTACACTAAGGGTAATATTGTAGGATAAATGGTTTTGTTTTACACCATGGGGTCAACCTGGTTTTGTTTTCAACTACGGTACTTTTCATTCTGTTTTACACTAGGGGGTTTTCCGCCATGTTTTACACTAGGGGGTCGCGGTCGGCCGTGCCCATTCGTAGGTCGGTCGGTCGGTCGGTCGCGGCATGGCATGGCAACCTAGCCACCTACAAAGGCAAAGCATGGCATTTTTAAGGCCGTGGTAAAGAGATATATTTTTTTGAGTGGTGTTACATAGGCGAAAATTTAAAGGTCTTAAAACGGCTTAAAATAGGCTTAAATTAAGGCTGTATTTTCTGTAGGTTATAAGCCACGCAATCCAATCCGTATTCGATTGAATAACCTATCTTAAATAAGTCTTTTTGTAGCTGTATTAAGTTAGCGTACGTTTGTTCCTTTGTCATGTATGAAACAAGTAAGGCCTTCAAATCTGAAGGCCATAAATTAGGGGTTTCGAATAGGTCTATTTGTTCAATCATTTTCTATCTAGGTTTAATTCATTTGCGAAATAATCAATTGCTTCAAATACTGAATCGTGATTGTTTAAAGATTTGGCCAAAATGCTTTGTGCCGTATCATCATCACAGATATAAAATTCATTTACATCACTAACATGCCAAAGATTGTCAACAAAAAAGCCGTGTTTCTCTAAAATCTTTTTTGCGTCATCAATTGTCAAATGCTCTTTTGCGAACTCTAAAACCTCGTTTTTTGCCGTTTCGCTTGTTGGGTAAAATGCCATTTCGTTTCGTGTTTTATGTTTAATTAAATAGGATATTAATCTTGTTGACTAAGGAAAATTAAAGATTTAAGGGTTGAATTATCTTTTTCGCAAAAAAGGTCTTCCCCGCAATAGGTTATTTCTTCAATGTCTGAATCCATATCACTGCGAAAGTTTAAAGTAATTAAATCAAGGTCTTGACCTTCATTCTTTAATTCTGTTAAGTAGTCCAATAAATTTTGAGCGTTCATTTTGATTTTATTTTAGTGAATGATTAAACCGATTCTGTGATTTTCAGTGTGCCATTTTGTGGCCAAAATATCAAGATAGGATGCATCTGAATATCCGTTGTCCTTCATTTCATCCGCTGAATAAAAAATCTTTGAATGCCTTTCGGTTTCTGTATTTATCAATTCATCATTCTTTGATCCCAGAGAAAAAATCAGGTCAAAATTTTCTGGCAACTCAATACCACGGATAAAAGAATGCGATTTGGTGTATGCATAGAAACGGACGGAAGGATTATTCTTTGCAATTGTTAGCCATTTCTGAAAATAAGTAGGCGAATAAAAATCACCTGAATCATGTATACGGATATAAATTTGCTTATCCTTTTTAACCTTTGCTAGTTCGTTATTGATTCGCTCAACAAAATCCGCTTCTCTGGTTGCTTGATTTCTTAAGGATAACGCATTTTCAACCGATGGCATGTTATAAAACCCTTTCTTTGCATAGCATAGCTTCAAACATTTACCAGCGAAGGGACAAGTAATTTTTCCCGTTAACTTGTCATTACCAGCGGGGATTGAAAAATTGAAAATCCGTACGCCAAATTCTTTTGCAGTTCGAACTAACTTTGTGTTACCAGTTCCTAATAAATTTTGAGTCTTCATTTTGTGTCGTGTTTTGTGTTGTATTGATTAAAGTAGTTTTAAGCCTAACATATAGCCCAAAATAAAAATTGGGATTAAGGCTATGATATAATAAATTACAAGCCAGATTTTTTTTAGTGCTTTTTTCATGCAGTTTTTTGGTTAGGTGTTAAAACATAGGTCAAGGCGAAAATCAATAAAGTTCCGCATCCGATAATTAGTAAGTCTAGCATTTTTTATGGGGTTTTGGTTAAACATTAAGTAAAGATATTACAAGGCCTTGTAACTTGCAAGCCTTAAGGGATATATTTTTAATATTTATTTATTTATTTTTTTAAACTACCTTTGGTTTGATTAATCAGATATTTCAAAGGGATTAAATATGTCGATTGGAAAAGGAAAAGGAGGGAAAAGAGAAGGATCAGGTAGAAAGCCTAAAATACAGGAAGTAAAGCTTGTAGAAAGTATGGATGCTATTTCAGTACCGGACGAAATATGGAAAGCCCTTTTATATAAGTGTTTACAAGGTGACACCGGTGCTTTAAAACTTTGGCTTTCGTACCGGTACGGTTTACCGAAGCAACAAATTGACGTCACATCCAATGGGGAAAGTATTGCACCTCCGATCCAATGGCTAAATAAACAAGTAGATTATAAAGAGATAGAAACCATTGAGTATCAACCGCTTACCCGCATAGACGAATAAGCGGAGGGGTAGGGTATTGTTGTGAGTGTATGGGAACGGATTGGAAAATGGAATTCCCCAATTAAATAATTTACCCATGGGGGGGTATGTTTCTGAGTGTACGAGAATGAAACGGAAAATGGAAATCCCCAATTAATTAATTTAGCTATGATTCAACTTTTAGACGATTACAAGCCTTTATTCTACGAGCAGCCTGATACGAGGTACTATTTGATTACGGGTGGTAGAGGAAGTGGTAAATCATGGACTTTGGCTTTGTTTCTGCTGAACTTGACCTATGAGAAGGGCCATGTGATTCTTTTCACTAGATACACCTTGGTGAGTGCGTTTATTTCGATTATTCCAGAGTTCTTGGATAAGATTGAGATAATGGGAAAGATGAATGACTTTGATGTGACTCAGAGTGAGATTATCAATAAGCTAACAGGTTCTAAAATTCTATTTCGTGGAATAAAAACTAGCTCGGGAGTAAACACGGCAAATCTGAAGTCCATTGCAGGTTTGTCGACCTGGGTAGTGGATGAGGCTGAGGAATTGACAGACCCTGAGATATTTGATAAGGTTGACTTGAGTATCAGGGCGAAGGATGTTTACAACAGGGTGATATTGGTAATGAACCCATCGTACAAGAGTCATTGGATATATAAGGACTTTGTAAAGAACAAGAGAAAGGATACTACTTACATACACACGACTTACTTGGATAATAAGATTAACCTGAGTGAGTCGTTTGTGCAGGCTGCGGAGAAGACCAAGCGAGAGAACAGGGCGAGGTATGACCACTTGTTCATGGGTACTTGGTTGGATGATGCGGAAGGGATGTTGTGGAACAGGGCGATTATTGGAAAGGCGAGGGTTGATGAAGCTCCGAACTTGAAGAGGATTGTGGTTGCCCTTGATCCTGCGGTGACTGCGAACATGAATAGTGATGAGACTGGTATTATTGTGGTTGGAAAGTGTAAGGAAGGGTTTGGGTATGTGTTGGAGGATTTGAGTGGAAAGTATTCTCCGAATCATTGGGCAAAGATTGCAAACGATGCAGCGTTCAGATGGAATGCGGATTGTATTGTGGCAGAGAAGAACCAAGGTGGAGACATGGTGGAGGCTGTGTTGAAGGCACAGGGGACAACCACGAGGATTAAGCTAGTGAGTGCTACGAAGGGTAAGTATGTGAGAGCGGAGCCTGTGTATTCGTTGTATGAGAAGGGGCAGGTGTACCATGTAGGGTCGTTCCCGTTGCTAGAGAGTCAGATGGTTACCTTCGACCCTGATAAGGGGAAGTCACCCGATAGAGTGGATGCGTTGGTATGGGGATTGACTGAGTTGATGGTCAAGAACAGA